AAATATATGAGTTTTTAACTTAAACCAGGCTGTCTGGCCTGACAACTCTCTCCCACACAGCCCATGCCACAGTTCCGTCTGGCTGCGTGGCTACATAGTAGCCATGCTCCTGCATATACTGGTTGATGGTTTCTATACTGACACCGCCCATGTCATCAAGTTCCGTGGCGATGTCCTGGGTTGTCTTGAAGCTTTTCTTGTAATCAAGACCGGTTTCTTCATCCTTCACAGGGAGGCAGCTGCGGAAGTGGAAGTAAGCGTCGAGCAGGTCCTGCTCAAACTGCTCGCTGTTGAATTTTTCCGTATTTCTTGGCATAATCTTCATTTTTTAAAGGGTTAAACTTAAATACCGTCATCTGGGTGCTGTCGGTACAATGCCGACTCATAGAGGTCAACCCAGTAGCTCAGACGGGAAGCCCAAAGGTCGTATTTGGTCTGAAGCCTGGAAATACGTGCCTCCTCTCGCTCCAGTTCTCTGAGGTATCTGCCGACAATGCGGTGGGAGACTGGATTAACACAGTATCTCGACTGAATCTTGGCGTACTCCACTAGCTTGTACAGCTCAACACGTATTCTATCAAGCTCCCACCAACGTTCATTGAGCGCATCGCGGATGCGACGGCGTCTAAAATATAGCAAGAGAACGTCTCTCTTGACTTTCTTCTTATTCTTTTTCATCACTCACTCCTCCTTTCTTGTCTTTGGTCCAGCCTGGGTGCAGGAGTTCTGCTTCTGCTCCCGAAAGTACCCCCCGCTTCTCGGTATCTCTCAAAGATTTTGTGGCGGTCGCTCTGGATGGTATTGTTGTTGAGAGTCCAAAGATTAGTCTCCTCGACCTTCGCCTTGTCTCTGCGAAATCCTGCCTCATTGCGAAGCTTTCTACAATTACGGAGTTCTTCCTGATATTCATTTTTGGCCTTCTCGAAAGCATTACGGGCACAGCGGTAGCTTTCCCCTGCTTCATCCTCCATGCGTTCAATACTGTCCAACGAGCTCTCGTAATTCCGGCTTATAGCCTGCAACTCTGCCTGATGGCGCTTGCGCTCGTCAGCAGCTCTCACGATGTTCTCCTCCAGCTGAGCATGAAACAGCTCTGTAGTCATTCTGCTCACCATCATGCTACCTCCCCTCCGAAAATGAAACCACCAATCATGACCATCGCCATCACAGCTGCGAAACCAACCATGGTGAGCACAACTTCTCCATAGGTAACGGTCTCCCCGCAGATATAGCTGAAGGTCTCGCTCTTGGTCTTGGCGAGCTTCTTGATTTCACACTTGAGGGTATGGATACCCTCCTCAACGCTGATGCCTGCAGGTCCCACCTGCGCATCACTTAATAAAATAGAATTCTGCATATTGCATCATCTTGTAACCATTAACAGCCGATTGTACAAAAGGGTGGCGGCTGCATTCCCCGTTGGTTACAAGATGATGGCTTATCCGAGAGGACAAATCAAATCTTACGGTTCATGCAGCCGCCATGTATTGGGCACATCTATTTTCCCAGTTGGGAAAAATTATTTTCCCAGTTAGAAAAAAGATTTTCCTAGGCATAAAAAAAGCCTGCGGCCAGAAGCCATAGGCGAAACGGTCGCCCTACCGGATAGACTACTATCATCTTGTAACCGTTGGCAAAAGTACGAAGAATATTTGGAACCGCCAAAAAAAAAGCGAGAAATTTTCATTCCTCGCTCATTTTTTTATTTATATACCATATTTCTCTACTATTTCCACCATCTCTTTCTCCTCGATGACTCTGATATTAGCTCCTTTCTCATTGAGTTTTTTAATCTTTTCCATCTTGGAAGGTCCAGCTCCCTCACCTTTAACTACGATATTAGTCTTAGCCGAGATAGATGAATTGATGTCAGCACCGCAGTCACGAAGTCTAAAAGCCAGCTTCTCTCTATCTGGGAAAGCTGTAAATACTCCAGTGATTACCACCTTCTGGTGGAAGAACGGATTGTCCTTGTTATTAATTTCCTCATCAGCCAATGGCTGTTTGACTTCTCCAGTCAGGCTCTTGTGAGACTTATAGTCAGGCTTTTCATAATGATGATGTGTGACATCAATGCCTGCACCTTTCAGTACAATCTCTGCACAGGCAGTTGCATCTGCTAATGCGTCATGATGGTCGTGCATCTCTATTCCCATCAACTCGCACATCTTCTTCAACGAATTATTACCTGGTAATAGTTGCATGGTATCAATAATCTGATATCCTGGCATGTCAAGGTTGTAAACTTCAGCTAGTCTTGAGAGTATGTTAGCTTCAGTACCCTCATTATGGCAAGCTATGCAACCACTCTGAGCGAAGCTTCTCAGAACTGGGAAAACGATATCCCACGTAGGTGCATTCTCCACCATCTCTTCTGTTATGCCATGCACGAATGTATTTCGCTCTGTGCGCTCATCAGGATATGGCTTAATTAAGCTATAGAACTTTTGCATGATTACACCATTTACTACTTGTACCATACCAACTGCGCATGCGCTAGTCAGCTCGGGTGTCATTGTCTCAAAGTCAATGGCAACAAAATTTATATTTCCTTTTTCCATAAGTTTGTTGTTTATATCAAGTGCAAAAATAGCAATAATATTTCAGACATTCAACCTCTCTGACAAAGTATCTACAGGGAATATGTTTTAGAGCATAAAATCGGGGTGATTTGAGGAGGAGGAGGAATGAAAAGGAATAAAAAAGCCCCCGATGCGTCACGCACGGAGGGCTCAGAGATCTTTACTAAAATTCCTACATAATTATATGAAAACTGTCAGCGAACTAAATCACGGCAGTCTGCATTTCTTGTGAAATCTGACGCAGACAGTCCAAAATCTGCTGCTTGCGCTTCTGGCTAGGTTCATGCTTACCCATAGCATACTGGCGCATAAGTGATGCATTGACACCCGCCTTTTTCGCCACTCCGCTCATATTGAGGTATGAGTAATAATCGAAGAACGAACCGATGTCAAACCGGAACACGAACTCCAGCTCAGGCATCTGCTTGCCCTCCTCTTCAAGAAGCTCCTTGATTTCCTTCTGCGCCACATACATATCCTCAATAGCTTGCTTGGCTGTGTTACCATACCCAGCAAGTGCAAAGTCTGGAAGTTCTTCAACCATGAAGCAAGAGAAGTTCTTCTCCTGCTTGCCTTTCTCTACCTGTATCGTTACTTTTGTTGCCATACTTTTATACCAATTAAAAAGAGACCTTAAAACCAACCACTCCATCCGTCTCAACGAACTTGGTCAACTAGAGAAAAATTGCCGGGCTTAAAGCCCGAGCAATCTTTCTAGAATACTGTCGTAAGTCTTTTTAGGGACTTCCCGACTGCCATGCCGTGGAACCGGACATTTGAGTCCTGTAACAGGACTATACCAAACATCGTGATTTCCACCATGCCGAACAACGAAGCATCCCGCTCGGTTCAGCTGTCTAACTAGTTGACTAGTTTTCATCTTATGTAAGGAATTTAATTAATTAAAAGATCTCTTTGTCTGAAAGACGTTGCAAAGATAACAAAAAAGTTATGTTCTACCAAACAAAAAGATAACTTTTTTGTTATATCCAGTAAGATTTAACATTTTAGGCTTGAAAATTCCACAAAATTCCATGAAATTCTCTGTTTTTCCACGGATATTCAATAAAATTCCATGAAATTCTCTGTTTTTCCACGGATATTCAATAAAATTCCGTATATTTGCATCGGATTAACTAAATAATATATATTAAGGTATGGAAAGAAAAGAATATATGAACTTGGAGAAGCGCATAAGGCTTCTCCAAATAACGGTTATTTGCCAAGGATTGGCAATATTATTTCTCGCATGTCTTGCGATATTAGGAGAGCTATAGCTCCTATCAGCATGGAGATAATGCCCACAATAAAAGTCCACAAAGCAATTTTGTTGTTCATCTTACTCTCCTGCTCTTTTTTCCTCTCCTTAGACTTTCGCACTTTCTCCGCGAGCGTATCCCCATATTCCAAGTATCCTTCTGCGCTCTCCAGCATCATTCTGTCGTAATTCTACATGTACTTCACACCCTTGTCTAGTATATGCCACATGCCTTCAGACTCTTCGATGTAGCCCTCGTTGGCCAATGGTGGAAGAAGGAACCTCAAGTCAACATCATCAAGCTGGTTGTCAACCAGCGAGCTCCAGAGCTGCGCACGTGACTTGTCGCCCATGATGAGCTCTCGGAGAACCAGACGAGCCTGCCTGCAGGTCTCAATATCTTGTAGTAACATAAAATTATCTTTTATACAACAATATCAAATATATGTGAACAAAAAGAAGTCCCCGACACGGAATCGCGTCGGGGACGGTTGTGTGAACAGATAACCCTATGCTAACTGCAAAGAGCTAATGCGTTGTCCAATCTCCTGGACGGCACGATTGAAAATATCTTTCTGCTCGGAATTGAGCGTGTAAACATGACCGCGAACCTCTGAGCCATTGAGACGCTGAGAGAGCCATGCTGCGCTTTTGCCGAAGTAATTCTGTGCGATGTAACGAAGTGGCAGCAACTTGTAATCTTCCTCTGCAAGCTGCTCACGCAAAGTCAGGACTTCACTCTGAAGCTGCTCCATCTTTTGGTTGATGAAAGCCTTTGCTTCCTCTCTATCACTATCATCAGCATTTAATTTGATGTAGTTTAAAATTTCTGTTTTGCGAGCTTCGCTCTTTTCGTCTTCCTTGCCTGCAAGAGAAGCGTATTCCTTAAGTAAATCCGTATTATTATTCATATCTTTTATTTTTTAAATCCCCTCCCGAAGGAGGGGTAAGTTTTTACTTCTTTTTTCTTTTCTTAATCAGAACTGAAAGCTGGTCTAAAACGCTGTCTGTAAACTTCCAATAAGTTTCATCATCAATGTTGTAAGCCTTTCTCAGCCTGATGTAATCACTTAGCAGTTTCTTCTTAATTCTAATCTGCTTTTCTAGCTCTTCTTCATTCATCTGTTGAATTTTAAATTGTTAAACATCTAGTTATCTATTCACGATGCAAAGATACATAAAATTCTTTTAATAACCAAATAAAACATAAACTTTCTTTTATAATTAACTCATTTTTAACATTTCACCCCCATCAAACACGGTTTTTACCTCTTTTTCTCATCATTCTTGAATGATGTCAAACAATGTTATTACCGCTTTTACCCCGAAATGCAATGAAGGGGTTCGCTCGAAAACGGCTCGTTTCTTGTGGCAATTTCATGGAAATTGGCATAAGTAGCCGTTTTCGAGCGGGCAATCAATGGCAATTGATTGCAAAATTTGGGCATTTTGCACAAATTTTCCACGGTCATTTTTGCCAACTTGCTGAAAATCATGGATTTTTAGAAAGTTGGAACAAAAAAGGGCGTGCCTTGCTGTAAGCATAGCCCCCACCGCCCTACGCTCGGAGGCAATTGCCACGGCTGACTGGAGCGGTATATGTAAGGGTTTTTTCATGTGGCAATTGCCTAGTTCCCCGACTGCCGTGCCGAATTGCCATCGCTCTCGCTATCTCTATCCCCTTCCCTTCATCCGCGGTTATCAGCAAGTTTGCAAGAAAGAGAAAGGGCAACGTGTTCCTGTCACGTTGCCCATGGTGTCTATAGTCTGCCCTTGTCGTGATAGCTGTAGAATGCTCCATCTGTTACTATCACATGGTCCATGAAGAAGAGGCGCATGACTTGACAAGCCTTGGCTATCTGCTGTGTCAGCACATCGTCCGCCTTGCTTGGCTGCGTGTTGCCCGATGGGTGATTGTGCACGAATGCCATGATGGTTGCACCGCTCAAGACTGCCTCCCTCATGAGGATACGAATATCCACTGAAGCCTCTGTTATCCCTCCCTTGCTCAGTTTCACGCTCTTGATAAGTCTGAAATTTTGGTTCATCAATATGACGTGTGCCTGCTCTACCTTTAGGTCTGCCATCTGCGGAAGCATGTAGTTGTATATGGCTAGACTGCTGCCCATGTCGGGCTTGCTGCCCAACTTCTCCACTGCCCTGCGCTTGCCTAGTTCCAAAGCTGCGAGTACTGCCAACGCCTTGCAGTCGCCTATTCCCTGCACTACCTGCATTTCGTCCATGGATAACTTTGCAAGGTTACTGAGATTGTTGTCTGCCATGTTCATCAGTTGCCTAGCCTGGCTTAGGCTTTCGGCTGTTCCTGCCCCTCTGTTGATTACCATGGATAACAATTCGGTGTTACTGAGTGAATCGAATCCGTAATTAGCTGCCTTGAACTCTGGGCGCTCGTCTGCTAGTATATCATTGTACTTCTTCATGTTACGCTACTTTATTATAGTTGTTGTTTGATTTATTGTTGATTTTAACACCCTGTGGGAAACATCTCTTTGAGTGTGCCACTGCCTCATAAAAGCCTTCTGCCATCTCCTGCAACACGCCTCTGTTGCTTATCGGGTCGTGGTGAATTGTGCGAGCCAAAAAGATTTCTCTCTCCACATAAGCACCTGCCGCCTCCAACTTGCTTCTGAAGTCCTCGATGGTCTTGCCGCTAGTCAGCAGGTCGTCGAATAGAATGACCTGCTTGCCCTTGAAGTACTCGCCATCTACTGAAACGTGATAAATGTCCTCGTTGACAACGTGGCTGCCTCCGTTGTGGGTTGGCTTGCGCTCTCCAAAGATGTGCACGTGCTCGTTTGCGGTCTTGATGCCTGCTGCATTGAGGATGGCTGCAAGATAGCCGAATCGCTTGGTATATTTCCATTGTGTGCTGCATGGAGCAAAAACTACAACGAAGTCCTCTAAGATACTGCTATACTGCTTTGTAAGAT